TCTTTCTAAATCTATATTGCGGGTAATAACGACTGTGCTACCACCAGATGCGCCAACAACAGTCATAGAAATTGAGCCTGTTGAACCAGAGCCACCAGTTACAATGTAATCTGTTGTGATTGTTTTTTGTGTTCCATCCACAAACACCAACAAGTCTGAGTTGTTTTTTAGTGTTGTGTTGAACGTGCCAGTTGTGATTGAAATGTTTGTGTTGGTAACTGCTGTTGAGGCACTTGCATTTAGTGTTATTTGTGTGGCTGAATCCACTGACAAAATAGTAGTAGTTAAGTCCGCTGAGCTAACACCTGCTCCTGTTACTGTGATTGCTTTGCCTTGTAAATCTGATGTGTAAAATAATCCCGCTGTATCCACTGTAAGCACAGCAGAACTTAGACTCATATCTGCTGTTGCGTCTGTGATTGTGCCTGTTGTGTCTGTGGCTGGCACCACAAAGTTAAAAGCAAAGTCAGTGGTTGAGCCATTTGCTGTAAATGTTATTGAAGGTGTTGCTGATGTTACTGCCATAATATGTTAAGTCCTTGTGTAGTATTTATTGTATTATATCCAATATTCCCCTTTTGACAATGTTGTTTGATTCACCGCCAACTCTGTTGTCTTTGGCTATCTTTTTCAATCTTTTTTGGCTTCTTCTGTAGCCAGCTGGATCAGTTCTTGCTTTGATGTAATCGTGTATCAACATTCTTTTGAACATTGTGAAATACCATAAGTTTTGGAACGGCGCTTGGTTTATCAACATTTGAAATGTTTTAGACGAGTCTTTGAACCAAGCATCATCATCTGCTGATGCAATGTCAACAACACCATCTGATATTTTTAGTATGTCTGACACAAATGGACCCAACAGTGCTGATGCTTTTTGTTGTGAAGCAAAAAATCCTTGTGGTTCATCTGTGTATGATGACAACACCTGTGATCCAACCAGTTCAAGTGCCAAGTCACTCCATAAACCAAATGCACCACTTTGTTCTGCGGCTCTGATCCACAAGTTGGCATCATCCATTCTTCTGGGTTGATTACCAGCAAGTATTTCTTTGAGCTGTGTTACTGCCACTGCCATCAACATCATTTCTGTGCCAAGTATTGTCATATTGGTTGCAAACTCAATGTTTGACTTTCTGCCTTTGAAACTTCTTGCTATGACTTTTCTTGTGTATGATATTGGATGTGCTTTGAACTGCAATAGTGTTTTGAATACCTGTGTTTCAACTGTGCCTGGATCACTAAAAAATGCACCTGCGGCAATGTCATAATCACCTGGTGTCATAACCATTGTGTCAACAGCATCATTAAACACTGCTGATACTTTTTGTCTAAGACTTGCTTTGCCGTAACTGAGTTCTGAGTCCAGTTGTTCTATTTGAAATATATCAACTCTACCATTTTTATCCAATGGTTGTTTGCTTGTGAGTGTAGCCCAGTCATCTTGTTTTATGCCAAACTTTTCTAACTGCTGTCTAAATGGTTTGCCTAAATCATCCCAAGTGGTTTTATTTTTAATAAGGTTGCCAAGTTCTTTACCATATATGCCCAGTGCCATTGCTTTTCTACCTTCTGTCCAAAAGTTCAATCCACTCCATTTGAAAACTTTTTCAGCAAGTTTGGCACCACCTTCTTCTACTTGTCCTGACACACCGTTACCAATAACACCAAATCTGTTGTTCATTTGATTCAAATATGTGTCAACACCTTCCAACATATACTCAGCATATCTGGTATATTCTGCTGGTGCTCCTTTGTATCCATATTGAAATATTGATCCTAACAATCTTGTGCCACTCAATCCAAACAAATGTTTGCCTGAAAATATCATTGCTGGTATATCCATCAATGCTGTGATAGTTGCTGAACCAAGTTTGGTTGATGCTAGATAACCTCTTATACCTGTCATCACTGATCCTGCGGCAAAATGTTCTAGGTTTTCTGGTTCAGCAAAGTTTTTCAAATATGAAAATGCCGCCCTTGCTTCAGCACTTGATCCAAGTTCACTGCCTATTTCACTTTCTAAATCTCGCAGTGCTCTTTTGTAGTCAGCACCCAAAAACTGTATCAATGCATCTTCTCTTGATGCTTCTTCAAACTGCAACAACAGTTGTCTACGCAAATCAACATCTGAATACTTGTTGGTTATGTCAGCAAGTTGATTACCATCTTTGAATGCAAACGTTCCTTTGTTGGTGTTTACCCATTGTTCATCTGCTCTGATGTTTTGATAATCTTTGTCACCTTGCTCTCTCCATCTGCCTTCTGGCTGACTCATATTTCTGTGTAAATCTTCAGCAAGTTTTTGTCTTCTAGCCAAATCTCCGTGCACCTCTGGGTCTAATGCATTAGCAATCTCCTGTATAAACTCGTCTTTATTTGCCTTTTTTATTTTTCTATGACTCCATTTAGGACGCAATCTAAAGTCTTGTAATACTGCTGTTACACCATTTGCTCTGCGTTGTTCAACCATCTTAAACTGTGTGTCAAACAGTTCTTTGGCTACATTGAATGCTTTGGTGTTTTTGGTTACACTGTTGGCATTGTTTGGGTCTTTGAAAAACTGATTGTATTCTGTCATTACATCAGCATAGTTTTCTCTTTTGTTCAAATAATCTATTGGATCTTCATCATCTAATATTTTTCTTGTTCTTTCTAAGAAGTCACCTAATGTGTTTTTCAATCTTGTTTTTTTCATTTGTTCAAATGGTAATGTTCTTGTTTCATTGGTGTTGAATACCATACCAACAAATCTTTTGAGTTTGCTTTTTTTGTTTGGTGAGTCTTGTGTTATTCTAGCAAGTTCATCTAATCTTTCTTCAAGTGCTTCATCTGATGAAAGTTTTTGTAGTGTTTTTGCTGTTGAACGTTTTTGATCCTGTCCAAGTTTTTCTTCAAGTCTTTTGAATACAGCCAGTTGTCCTTCTTCTGGTGTAGCAAATGACTTGCCTTCTTGTGCTAGTTCATCACGTATCTTATTAACTTCTGCTTCAAGATCTTGTAATCTTAGTCCACGTCCTTGAGTTTTTTTTGTATATTCTAATCCACAAACTTCTTTTGACATTATAAACTTCCTTTTCCTCTTCTACACAAAACATATTCTTGTCTTGCTTGTAAATCTTGTTGTCTAAAATCGTTGCCTCTTTTGAAATCTTCTATTCTTGTTCTCACTCTTTCACCACGTGGTGTTACTTCTGCTTTGAGTTGTGTAACATCAAGTCCTAAATCTTTTGCCACTCTTTGTTTTACATCTGCTGGTATGTCATCTAAACTTGTTTCTAATAAATCAATCAAGTTGTTGTCATTGTCAACTATGAAACCTGCACGATATAATGTTCTTGTTGATACCACTGTTTCTGCTGTGATGGCTTTTACAGCAGTTTGTGGATTTGAATAGTTGTCTTTGAACTCTTTGCTTTTACCACCAACTGTTGCATCTGCTTGGTTGGTTGTTTTGTAATGCACTTTGTTTTGTAACAACTTGTCTTGTTTGTTTGTTTTTATTGTGTCTGTTTGTCTTTGGTTTGGTGCATTTTCAGTTGCCTCAGTTGCTCTTGTTTGTTGATTTCTTTGATGTGCTTTGATAATGTTTTCTGCTTCTTGTGGTTTTTTCTTTGCACCTCTTTTACCATTTTTTCTAACACTGTATACAACACCAGTGACATCACCATTTTCATCAACTTCTATTTCATACTTCTTGCCTTCAAGTTCAACGGGTCTGCTGGTAATCATTGGATCCAAATCAAGTTCTGCTTTTACTTCTGGCACAAGTTCTTGTATGGTTTGTTGTGCTGTTTGCATATCAGCCGCTGTGGTTGATACTTCAACACCTTCTTTTGATTTGATAACAATGTTGTTGTAGTTGTCTAATCTAGTTGACAGTGCTGGTAATATTTTTACTATGTCAGCATTTGATCCTGTGATAACAACACTGCCATCTTTGTTGTTGGTTACTTGCACTGTGCCCTCATCTGCTACTCTGCCTGTGGTTGTAACATTTACACTGTCAATGGTATTGAAGTCTGTGTTGTCTATTCTTGTGATTGTTGATTGTCCACTCTGTCCTGATTGAAACTTTGCATTTGCTTCAACATCTCTTGAATATGAATCTCTTGCGATTGTTGGATTGTCTTGTGGTGTGCCACCTTTCATTCTACCTGCTCTTGTCATTTTGAATAATCTGCCAATAACATTACCACCCACAGGAAATGCCGCACCTAGTGCCGCCGCAAATCCTAAGTTCAATGCCGCATCACCAACGCCAAGTTCTTCACCTCTTTCTCTTTGTGTTGAATAAGCAACAGTTTGTAGTGCACCTTCTGCCACAAAGTTTGCCGCACCTGCCATTGCCATTTTACCTAACAAACCTGCTTTCATATACATACTTGCTGGCGCCGCCACAAGGTTGATTGGATCTAACATAGCACCTGCAAACAATCCCATACCTCTTGTGAACATACCGCCACCGCCACCACGTTCTACCAACTTCTCATAGTTGGCAGATTCATTTCTTTCAAAGTAAATGTTCCTTGCTACTTCTAGTGTCAAGTCCTGTTCCCATTCAATGTCTTCTTGCCAATATGGATGTGATTCATTCCAATCTGATTCTTCAATGGCATCCAATGGATTCATACTGCGTCTTGCTTTCAAACCTAAATCTGATAACAATGCAATACTGGTAAAATCTAAACCTTCGCCAATGCCTGCACCTGCTTGTTCCCAAAATCCTGCTTTTGGAACATACATATTTTGTCCATCTGCTTTAACCAAACGTTCTTTGTAAGGATTTAAAAAAGCATCTTCATTGACTTTTGTCATTAGTTGCCCTCGTTAATGTAATCTATTGCTTCTTGTTCTGTCATACCACTCATCATCATCAACACTTGAACTTGTGCGTCCAACACTGTTTCTTCTTGTGTTGGCTGTGATGCTGTTTCTAAGTCTCTGACATAATCATATAATGCTTGTATTGGTGTCATTCTAGTTGGTGGATTTGTTTTGGTTGTTCTGTTCATATTGTCTTTCCAGTTTAACAACACTTCTGATGCAACAGCATCATCTTCTAATCCTGCGAATGCTTCCATCTCAACCAACATTTGAATAATGCTTTCAGACATTTGTCCATCTTTGATATAAACACTGACTGCGTGTAATGTATCTTGTTGTGCACCATCTGATGTGATTGTGCCTGCATAAGTGTCTATTGGTGGATTTTCTAGTTTGCTGTATTCCATTTTCAAATCTTCTATTTGATTGTCTACAGTGTATGGCACTGGTTCTTCAACTTGTGTTTCTTCTAAGAAAGATCTCAGTTCAGCAAGTTCTTCACCCATAATACTGCCATCATTGTTTTTATCAAACTTTTGATATGACTCATACAATGACTGTCCAAAGTTTGTGATTGCTTCTTGTTCTTGTTGTTGATATGCTGTTTCTTGTTCTTCAAATGTTGTAAGTTTTGTTTGTGTTGTTTCATTTACTTTGTCAGCAAATGATATACCTTGTGTGGTTTCAACTGATTGTGCTTCAAGTTCACCTGTTGGTGCAACACTGTCAACAAACACTTCAACTGGCACTGTTGAATCATATTCCCAAATATCAACAACATCTTTGGTTTCATTTGTTTCAACATTGTCATTGTTCTCCAACAAGTTGATGTTGTTGGTGTATGTTATTTCTCCAGTTGCTGATGGTAATCTTTTGAATACTGTGGTGTAGCCCATAGCATTTTCTGGATTGATTATTTTGATTTGTCCGCCATCATATGCCAACGAATAGTTGTCAAATGTGTTGTCCTCAATATCTTTTTTGAAATCATTTATGTCAAACAATGAACCTGTGTGTATGCCATACTTTTGTGGATTAGCAATAAAGTCATCAATGTTGTTGGTTATTTGTTGTGCATCTACATTGTATGGTAACATCAACTTCATACCTTTGTGTTCAAACTTTTGGAATATTTGATTGTAGTTTTTCATCACTGACTGTTGTGCTTTTTCTACATCACCTGTTCTAATGTATGCTTGGACAAACAATGCATTGGCTGACTTCACAATGTCAACTGCCATATCTTGGTTGCCCATATAATATTCTTTGAACTCTTCTTCAAATGCCAATGTGAATGTTGGTAATGCTCCACCTTCACCTGCAAACTCTGAATCAATCAGTTTTGCATTTTTAACATTGCTGTCATAGTCTTGCAGTGCATTATACATTTGATTTGAATATGCTGGATTGATGTTTGATGTAATGGCAACTGTTTGTTGTCCTGTGTTGGTTAGTCCAGCATCTGCCACAAACTTTTCAAAGTATTTGCCATACTTGTCTTTCAAACCACCTTGTCCATATATCGCCGCAAAGTCACCTGATGCAAATATAGCCCCATCTTTGTCCAGTTGATCCTGTGGTGCTACTTTCATATTGTCTGCACTCAAACCAAACTTGTTCATAATGGTTGTGTGATATGCTGTCAAGCCTTCTGGTGAGTTGGTATCGTATTCAACACCTGCCATATCCAACAACAAGTTTGGATTACCTTCTTGTATTGCTGTGACTTGTTGTTCATACACACCTGCTATACCATCAATCTTTGCTTTCATTATACCAAGTTGTATTCTGTCTTCTGCTGTTTTGTTTTCTTTCACTGCCAACAAGTTGTATTCTTTGTTGAGTGTTTGTAAGTTTGTTTTGTTGTCAATGTATGATGATGTTTTTGCACCAATGATGTCTGGATATATTTGTTGTGCAAGTTCAAACTGTATTTGTTTTTTGGCAATGTCATTATCAGAAAAACCCAAGTCTTTCATTTCTTGTGCATTGAATACATATCCTGGATCAACTCCTCCTTGATACAATGCCATTGCTTGATTGAAATCATTTGCCCATTCTGTTCTTTCAACAACCATTTGTGATTTTTCGTTGTTGAGTTGTGCTTGTAAAGTTTTTGCAAGTGTTTTGTAACCACCTGGTCCGTTTGCTTCTAGTTCTTCTATGGTATCACCATCAAAGAATGATTCATTGACTTCTTGCATCACTGACTTGTATACATCGCCACCTGCTTCTAAGTCTCTGATGAATGCTTCTTTGTCTTCTGCATTCTTGTAAGCATTTTCTAATGCTCCAACCTGCATTGCTGTTTTGATTTTTTCTTTGTAAACTTGTGCTGTTGCTGGCGACAGTGTGCCTAAGCCTTCGTCAATAGCCGCAACAATATCTGAAAATGCTGTTTCTAAATCTTGGTTGTTGTTGTATCCACCATCTCTAATCAATGCTGGTATTGTTTCTAATGCTGTGTCTACCCTACCTGCAATAGTGGCTTTTATCTCTCCAACTTCTAAGTTTCTTTGATTTGCAAAAACTTGTTCACCATATCTAAATGCCAGTGAATCAAAGTATCCACCCAAGTCACCTTGCAAGTGTGATGGCAATGATTGAAAGTAATCATTTCTTATTTCTTCTTTTCTTTGATTGTATGTGTTTAATCTTTCTTCTATTGGCACTGTGCTCAATGGATCATTTATTTCTGTTGCAAGTGTTGTTAGTTCTTGTTCTGCTTTGGTTTTCATACCAGCAACATAAGCCGCGTTAGCACCTTTGTTGAATGCTTCACTTCTCAATGTGTAGCCTTGTTGTTCAACAAATCCTGCACCTTCTTCAAGTGCTTTTTGTTGTTCAATCTTACCTTGTTTGAATCCTTCATCAACTGCTTTGGCATCAAGTATTTTGTTTGATGCCTTTACCAGTCCTTGTGCAATATCAACTGTGTAATCTGGTAAGTTTGGACGAACTACTGATCCACTAGGTGTTGCTCTGCCTTCATATGTTGGTATCTTTGCCATATTTTATTAATAACCTTTTTTAGTTTTAACTTTTCGTCCAGTTTTCTTTGCGTAAGATTTTGCTTTTTTCTTACCTGCTTTTGTGTAACTAAACTTTTTTTTTCCTACCATTGGCATTGTTTGTGCCCTCCTCTTTGGTTAATCGTTTATATTCTTCAAATAGTTTGGTTATTTCATACCAATGAATATCTTTGGCTTTGATTTTCTTGGTTGCCCATAACCACGTCATAAAGTCAATCATTATCCTCTCATTCCCCAAGATATACCAAAATCAAGTAAGTTGCCTACGGCTTTTTGTCTGCCTGCTCTACGATAAGCATCTGCTTCCATATACTTACTACCAATATTGGCTAGTGTGTCAAATCTATCTGCATAATCTTCATAAGCAAACTCTTTTGCAGTTTGCTCAAACACATCAGTTGGTGTTCCTTCTAAGCCAACACCACTGGCTGAATACAATGCTCTTTGTGCCCCCACAGTTTTTCTCAATCTTCTTTTGCGTTCAACAGCTCTTTCTGCCAATGCCGCTCCTGCCTGTTCTGCTTGATATGTTGATATAGCGGCTTGCTGTTCACCTTGTTGAACATTTTGATATGCTGAATACATTGTGCCTGCCGCCGCAATGTATGGTGCGGCTGTGGTTAGTGCTGTTCCTATTGATGTTACTGCTGGTATTAACTGGGGCATTTCATTTCCTTAATCATAATATTTATTCACCAAACTTCACTTCTGTTGTCACACCCAAAACTGTGCATTGCAATGGTGTTGACACTGTTAGTTCTATCTTTGGATCTGTTGATACTCCACCCACAAACAGTTTTTTTGTGCCTGTGAATGGTGATATAGGTGAGTCTAAACTCTGTCCTGTAAATCTAAAACTGATGTTGGTGCCATCAATACTCAATGCTTGTGTGTTGTTGACGTTTACCAATGCTGAAACTTTGGTTATTTGCTCACCTCTGTATGGTTGTCCATTTGCTTGAACTGGCAAAGTCAGTGATGTTAGTTTTGATGTGTAGTTGTAGCCAATATTCACTGCTGAATAGTTGTCATCCAGTGATAAATCACCACCTCCAGCAAATGTTCCAATGGTTTTGTCTGCGTGAACAATACCATCTGCTTCAATATTCACTGTTTGATTGGCAAACATTGTTAATCCTGTGATGGATGCGTCTGCTGGTGTGTTGTCTACTGGCACATAGCCATCTAGATAGATGGTATTTTCTGTTAATCTTTCTAAATGATAGCAGGTTATGTCTGTGCCATCATCTTTTGTTCTAGTTCTTTCAACCAGTGCGTATAATCTCTGTGTTTCTGGGTCTGTGTCTGCATCATTCACTGCCACAACCTTCTTAAACTTGCCATTTGTAGTAAATCTACTCCAACCTGCCACTTGTTTTTCAACATTGACACCAAACACTGCCAGTTCTCCATTGTCATTTACTATGAAAACATAGTTTTGATTGGTATTTTTGTGTGCTCTAACAAATGCCACGTCTTGTGGATTGTTCAAAACATCGTGACTTACAATGGTATAGTTCTTGGCATAGTAACCATCTGAGTTGAAATCAAACACAAAGCCTCTAAGTTCTCTACCATTGGCAGATATAAACATAACTTCGTTGTCAACTGTGGTTGGTAATGCACCATTGTTTTGTATTCCGTATTTGGTTTGTAGTCTAATATTAACATTGGTTGGTGTAACTGGATTACCAGTCATCTCAAACTCACCATCTGATGTAAAAATGAACAGTGTTTGTTTGGATATCACGTGTCTAATGATGTTAGCACTGTCTGATCCAATGGTAAATGTGAATGCTGTTGAGTCATTCACTTGTCCTATTGGATTGTTACTGCTGTCAATCACAGTTTCTGTGGGTTTGAAGTTGAACAAATCTCCCGTTTGTGATCCATATATGGTTTGTGGCTTGCTTTTGCTTCCACCAAATATCAATCTATTTTGGTGAAATGTCACTGACTTGGGCCAACCTTTGAGTGACGAAAAAGCAGTTTGACGATATTCTGTTGACAATGCTTCTGTGGCTGTTGCCAAATGTTCTTCTGTGGTGACATTTATCGTAACATTGTTGGTGCCTGAAAATGATGTAATCTTTACCAAACCACCATTGATTTGAATGTAATCACCCACTGCAAAGTGTGAAGTTGGATCTGCACTTGCTGTGAGATGGTTTGGGGCGCCATCTGAGTTTGGATTTAATGTGATGCCATTGTCAAAGTTTACCAATGGTAAAAATGTAAATGAAACTTCAGCCACTGTCCAACTGGTGTGACTGCTTCTGGTTATTTGTATTGGAGCATAATCTTCGTGCACCATAATAAGTGTATCAAATGTTTGTGCAAATCTCCATTCATTGATATTTGAAGCAGTAAAGTTGTTGAGCAATGGATCTGTAACCACTGCCGCTTGTAGTCCATTTCTAAACACAGTGAATGTGCCTGTTTCAAACACCAACACATATTCTTGTTCCACTGAAAAACGGAATGGTATCAATCTTGAGTGTGCTGAAAAACCTGTTTCTGATTCTGTTGCTGAAACACCTGAGATATATTCAAAACCACCTCTTCTTAGCAAACCACCTTGTGGTAATACAAAAAAGTTTTCAATGGTTTTGGCACCTGTTCTGTAAATATCTAAATCTTCTCTGGCATCTAGATATGCACCAACTTCGCCTGATGTAAATGAGTTTTGGATAACTTTAAGTTGTGCCACTGTCTAACTCCTTGGATAAATCACTGAGTCAGTGTTGCCACCTCTTGCTCTTATCAATCTACCTTCATCCAAGAATGCTCTTGGTGGATTTTCTTGTCCATCAACTGTTCTTGCTTGTTGTAGTTTTCTTTCATAATCTCTTGCAAGTCTTTCTTGTATGGTTCCCACACCTGTGACAGCCTCACATATTTCATATGCCAGTTTTGCTATCAACACTTCTGTGAAGAATGGTGGAAAGTCTGATTCTGATTTTTCTTGGATGTATTCCAAGTTCATTGGTGATATGTTTGCATACACTTTGTTTTTCTCAACTGAATAATCTGTTCTTTTTACACCACTGGTGTCAAATATACCTTTTACTCTGATGTAGTCACCTGGAAGTTGATACACATATCTGTAGTTTGCGTCTGGTGATGTTTCTGCCAGTGCCGCTAGTTCTGTTTTTTGTGTTGCAAAGTTCCAAAATGTTGTATACAGCAAAGACTTTTTGGTGTCTTCATACATATTTGAAACCACAACTGATTCTCTGTCTGTGCCGTCAAATGTTGAAATAGGATTGCCACCTATTTTCAATAATGCCTGCGTTGCGATTGTAAACTTGGTTGTTGCCATAATGGTGATTTCCTTGTATGTTTATTTAGCCACTAAAAAAGGGCGAAGTTGCCTCCGCCCTTTTCAACACATATATCTTTAGGAATGTAAGAAAAATGACTAACCTACACTTCTATTTATCTTTATGATGTTACAGATACACAAGCTGTTGGGTCAATAACCACAGAACCTGCTGAAAACTCTGCCGCAATCAATGTTGAAAGTTTTTGCGGAACATAGTTTACCATAGTTGTGATGTCTTTACCAATCGCCATACCAACTGCATCTTTGTGGAATGCATATGAATATGTTTCATCTGCATCAATAGCCGTTAAAAGGTTTGACATAATAATGTTGAAACCTAATACGTTTGGTAAGATACCAGTTACTAGTGCTTGTGATAATGGACCATCTGCGTTGCCAACAATGTTAGTGTCACCTAAGATGTCACCGTATGTTGTTGAGTCAACCACAAGATATCTATCGTTCATTGGAACATCTTTGGCATTTAGTGCATTGTGGATTTTTGTTAAATCCGCTCTTACCAATGTGCCTTGTGTTGTTTCAGTGATTGCTGTCATTGAAGTTCTTGCTGTGTCTAATGCACCAATGATTACTTGATCATAAGCACGTGACATAGCCGCCGCTATTGATGACGCATATGCTGAACGTAAGTCTACGTTAGTTTTTAATGCATCAAAATCATCAACATATTCACCTGTTGAATAGTTGTCTAATGATGCTGTTTTGTTTGTGTGAAGCATTACATCAAAACCTGTTGCTGGGTCACCTGCGGTGCCTGTGCTGGTTCCAATGAATGTTCCTGAGTTTGGAACTAATACATCTGGATCTGGTGTCGTGTTGACATCAATCAGTGATAATGCATCAATATCCTCTTTTGCATTTTTATTTTTGATAACACCTGCTTTACCCAATACTGGGAATCTGTATGTGCTACCTACAACGCCTCTAACTGTTCTTACTGCACCTTGAAGCTTTGAAGCTTTTTGTTGTGCGATGTGAGTTACCTCATCACCAAACATAGTAATGAAAGCGTTGCTTGACAAGTTGTTTCCTACTGCTGCCATTTGATTTTACCTTTCATAATACGTGATTCTATCACGGTTAGTTTAAATGCGTTGATGAGTTATCCTTGTTGTTGAGGGCCAGTGTTTGCTGGTTATCCTCTAGACTTGGGCCCGTCTAACTGTTCAAGCATCAGTGAAGTTGTCCTTGCGGGCTTGACTGAGTCTTGTATGTGATTATTTATGCGATTTTTTTTGGGATATACAGGGGCATAGCGCCCCTGTAAATGTTATTGTGCTAGTTTAAGCACAGTGAGTTGATGACGAATATCATCTTGCCAAGCAGACGGTATTGAGTCTGTGTCTAGCCATTCAGTCAAAAACTCTTGACTTTGCCAAACTGACGGTATTGAATCTGTGTCCAAATCTGGATCACCGTTGATTGATTCTTCTGTTAAAACCGCGGCACAACAAGTGTCAATGTGACTAATAGCATCTTCTAAGCTGGGCTCTTTAACAGCGTCAACACAAGGTCCGCCAAAACACCAGCCGTATTCACCAAGCTCTCCCATTTTTTCTCCTGAGAGTTCATATAATGTATCTTGCATAGTCTACCTCCTTGTGTTTATAGTAGCACATTTTGGAGATCTGTCAACCCCTTATTTTGAAGTTTTACGGAAAGGATGCCAACGTGCCTTGCGTTTTGCATCAGCAACGTTTTCACGTTGTGTGCCAATCTGCAGATGCTGGGGATTACAGCATTGGGGCGTGTCACACTGATGAAGCACTACATTTGCGTGAACGTGA